TCAACAAAAAACTGATATAAATTATCAAGTGTCAATATTCTTTTGCCCATACATCTTCCTCCTTTCTTTCAAGGATTATCTATAACTCACACGGAGATTATAGACTCAAAATATCCGAATAACATATCTTACCCTTTTCAATGTTGGCAAAGTTTAATTTTCCCTGCTCATTTTTAAAAGTGTAAGTGCCTCCAATATGAGACAATAAAATAAAACCAGCGGCAGACAATTTGTCCGCAGTTGGCTTATCTTTGACAATAATAAACTTCTTATTCATTTCCATCACCATTACTTCTTGTCTCTTGTAGCAACTCCATCTCCAGAAATATCTGTAGAATCCTTGGTTGGAGCACCATCAGAGCCATCTCCATTGTTTACATTCCCATTTTGAGTATTTGAGCTAACAAGCGGAGCTGTCCAGTCAGTTGTACCAAGCCCCAATATCTTTTCCATAAAAGACATTCCTCTTTCTTTCATTGGCGTCACATTCAACAATGACGCATATGCCATTTTAACAGGAAGTCCGTATTGTCCTGCCTCTTTAAGCATTTTTATTTTTTCTTCAACAAAATAAGGGGATGTGTCATCAAATTCAACGATAAAATTTTCAATACCATGATTCAGTTTCAAATATAAGTTGATCCATGCGTTGATCTGCTCTATCGGTTTTGTGGCGTCAAGACATTCAACCTTCATGGCTTGCTTAAAGCTTTCACTATTAGTAATTCTGTTGGAATTCAAAACAATGCTACCATTAGTTTCAATAAGATTCTGATATGCTTTGTTTAATGTGTTAGTATCCTCAGCCGCAGAATTCTTATTAAAATCAATAACATTTAAGTCCATTGGAGACAATCCTATGTCAATACCTGGTGGTAGAATTGCTGCCAATTTTTTATAAAACTCATTAGCCAACGTCAAATCAATTTCAAAATCGTCTACTTCTTTTGTACCACTAATAGTATTAATCTTCGCCCAAATTAACTTATATGCTCCAAGCTCATCAGCAGCTTTTTGTATAGCTTTCAAATCTTCTAGGTTGATAATATCTTCCAACAGACCACTCAGCGGCACAATAGGATAGTCCAGGTTATCAATGTTAATCTTCCAGCCGAAACCTCTTTCAATTGGAAGCTCTTTCCACTTGATGTTATCCTTCAGATATTGATTATATAATTTTTGGAATTCCTTATCAAAATACTCCAAATCATCAGGATATGTAGTAAAATAACTCATATCGTAGGCTATATGTAAAACACCGCTCTGGAAATCTGCACCATACACACGACAATAATCTGGATCTAGAGGATGAATATAAAAGCCTTCACCCGTACTCGGATCTCCATATGTATAGCCATATACAACGTCGTGTCTCCAAGCTCTCAACATTAGCTTAAGAATTTGAGTTTCCATATGCATGTTAGTAACAATGCGACATACATTTTCATAATCCTGCTTAATTTGCTCCTCGTCATTCTCTTCAACCAAAGATACTAAAGGATATGCAGTCCATGATTTACATGTAATTTGTTCCGCCTTGTATTTAATCATGCGCTTATATATATGTGAAATATTATATAAGAAATCACTTAATTTACGCAGGTTCTTCTGGTTTGCTTCGGTAGAAGGGGCCTGTAAATACGATCTTAAATTCTCACGACTATATGTATTTAAGTTGACGTTTCTATTCTTTTCAAGATTAATCAGCTGTATAATGTCATTTAATTTGGCATAAGCTTCGCGCTGCCTTTCTTGCTGAGACAAATATGCAATTTTTTCTTGTGTGGACTTTTCAGGCATCGGTATTTACCTCCCTTCTAACCAAAAATTTTATCTACTGGTTTACCCTTACGAACGGGCAACATATCTAAAATATTTGCAATATCTGGTTTTTTACGAGCACGTATGCCCTCTAACCTTTTTTCAGACAACCACCACGCACAAAGCGCTGCGCAATAGCTACGGTCATCATGCAGTTTATTAGCTTTTTCTGGTGTAAGTTCAAAAGAGTCCTTGCCAGAATCCCTCTTTTTGCGAACCATGTTCACCATTTCTTCCTTCATCGCATCAATATTGGCCAATGCAATTTCTTGGAATGGATCAAGCTTAACAACCTTTGTGTTAACACAAGATGCATGAGACAGCTCTTCCTCAAGCTTTTTAGTAAACTCTTCACCAGAAAAGCCTTTGGCTTTAAGCTCCTCACCAATGCGCTTCTTTTCTTTTTCCAGTTTCTTTTCATCAGCCTCAAATACAGTAAGATAACCTTTGTTATCATAATCTGTTGTAAAGCTAATAGCATCTATGTCAAGCATTTCAATTAACGCTTCATAAATAATAGACTTATACTGAGCAGGTGATACCAAGCGTAATTTATTAATTGCATTAGGATAGCGACCAACATAATCTGCGCTATATTCTTTATCAATTAATCCACGATGGGTCTTACCCCTCTTGTCTACCCAATCTTCCATCATAAAGTCAGCAATATTAACACCGCCACCACCAGAACCAGCGTCAATTAGAATACATTCGATATTTTCATAATCTGGCGCGTCACCATTATAATCCAATATCAACTGCTTCAAATACTCAATCTGATCTGGTGTTCTCATTGGGCTCTTAATCTTTTTACCAACATCTAACAAGTTTACACAATTGACAATGCGTCCCTTGTATGTGCCGTCTTCAAGTTGATAAATCTCCATTACAAGAATAACAGAGTTGTCTCGACTTCTGGCAGGGTCATAAGCTATAATAAACTTTTTTTTACCAGTATCATTATATAAAAGCGGCGCACGAGTTTCGCTATTTCTAGCAATAGTGCCACGTCTAATAATTGCGTTCATACCAGCGTCAGAAGTAAATTCACAATAATACTCTCTACGTGCTTTTTCTGGATTGGTACGCATTTCAGTTTCAATAGTGTTACGGCTCAATAGCGCATTAACAACTTCTCCACGTATTGTAGGTTTAAGAACAACCTCACAATCAACCTGAATGACACAATAGTCTCTATCTCCCATAATTTGCTTTTTAGAGAACTCTCTATACAACCTATAAAATTCTGTATCTGTACTAGACGCAGAACTAATATAAAATTTCTGGTTTGGAAGGTTAATTGCAAAAGTACGTAGACGAATTGGATCAATAGAATGTCCATCTCTATCCTTACCTGATGCAAAGTTTTTATTAACGGCAGCGAAGGCACCATAAACTTTTAACATTTCATCAGACAAGAAACCACATTCGTCAAAAATAACAGATCCACGCTTGCCACGCTTCTTGTCGATATTACTATTAAGCGTTTGAGTGAAAGATCCATTATACAAACTATACTTAAAACCATTGCTCCCATGACTAAAACCATCACCAGCGGCGTTATTAATTTCAACTTCATGTTTAAAGATATAGCCCGTAGAACCTCTCATTTCGTCAATATTATCATTGGCGATCTGCTCAAGCTTTGTAAATGTCTCTTCGGCCTGAGAACCAGAACCAGACGCGATATAGCTCCATACATTGCAAAACAGCATATCCTTTGACATTAAAATCAAATCAATAACTGTACTCTTACCAAAACCACGGCTTGCAAGCACCAAAACATTTGGGCAATTCCAAGTTCTTTGAACTATATATGCCTGGGCGTCAAGTAGCTCAATATTAAAGAAATTATCAATAAATCTTACCGGATTGCATTGATAATATTTTTGAATATATGCTATTTTAATTAATGCCTCAAGTTTTCTTGTAGACATTGCATATACACCAGGCTTAACATAAACGACATTGCTGTTATCAAACATACCAAGTAAATCTTCGTCGTCGATGTTTTCTATAATTTTAAATTTATAATCATTGAAATTTAAATCATTCATCGGTATCCACCTCACTAGATGTATCTTCTGACAAATCTTCATCATCCTCATCATCTTTCTCTATATCCGAGAAAGCAGAGAAGAGTTGTTTAAGGTTTTGCAAATTAGATTCATCAAGTAGGTCGTTCTCAGATAACACATCTCTGAGATCAATGTTTTCTCTTAAAAGTATTCTGTTAATTTCTTTATATATATCTCTTTCAGATTGTAGCGAAACAATCTTTTGACGCTGCTCAGCAACCATATCAGACCATTCAGACTCATCAAGGGCTAGTTGCTTCATAATTGAAGCATCGCTAATCTCTAACACCTGTTGCATACCACGACAAGTACCAATATCAAAGCCATTGTTTTCTGCCTCACGAAGGTTTAAATCCTTAAGCATCTTAATCTTTCCTGTCCAAGTATTTTCACCCTTCTTGGTATTTTTATTATGTTTTTGGCTGATACAACTTTGTTCGGCCAACTGACTAATAACGTCCGC